CTGTCCAAAATGTGGTATTGCGATTGCTACTTTCTCATTCATATTCTCACCCCCGGTGTTCTCCAATTATTTTGTGACCGCCTTCTAAAAAGCCATTTATCATGTTCAATATATTCTTCGGAATACACCCGTTCATAATCTTCATCCACTATTGCACTCCCAAACACGGGATGCTCATGTTTTATGACTGCATCCTTTGCCCAGGTATATCTTCCCATCTGCTGACATCGAATAGTCAATTCCCGATCACATCGCGTGTGCTTGTATCCCGTATGAAAGAATTCCCCATCAAGCAAAGGAAGTAATCGTTTGTCTGCCAGCCAATGTGTTGCCAACTTGTTTCCATTCTGGTGCTCATCATTCAATCCAACCAAACCCCATCCATCAGGAAGATCCTGCATCGCCGCAAGGGCGTTCAAAAGAAAATCCGGTTGCGGTATCGTATCATCCCCGAGAAAGCAAACCAGATCTCCAATGGATTTTGCAACAAGTTGTTTCACCATCTTCGGACAGCCAATCCGCTCTTCATCCACATCCGTAACGATCTCATAATCATCAACCCCTGCATTCGCTTTAATCGCGACAACGCATCGCCAAACTCTGTCCGGGCGAATCACAGGTAAAATAATACTAACCATATTTTTCAAACCTCCCCGTCGACAAAAAATAAGTAGTATCAATATCAGTTCGATATGTATTATAATCTTCCATGTCCAATAAATCGATCCAAACCCCATCAAACATTGCCCGCCGGTGTTCCCTGTGTTTATATTGAAAATTTCCCCACCCATACAATCCATTATCTTCCAGCGGTTCATGTATAATTTCTCGCCGTAAAACTATCCCCGACCCACCAACAATTTTAGCATAAACAACATTTCCATTTTCCAACTTTTTTGAAGGTCGTCGGAGTAACAACTCATCCCAATCTTTATAAATTGTTGAATGGAAATAATGCGCCGCCTGAACGATATCCAAATGTGCCTGATCAAGAACCCTCGCAAGATCCGACAACCAACCCGCAGGAACTAGCGTATCATTATCCACCTTGGCTACGAATTCAGCATCCTTGGTCATTTCAAAAAAGGCATTCATTGCTCCTGAGATACCTGTGTTTTTTAAATTAAAAATGCATTTAAAGTTCCCAGGATGCTGCAATAAATACTCCACCGTTCCATCCGTTGACCCATTATCAATCACAATTATTTCCCCTTCCGGGGTGTTCTGCAAAAGAATAGGAAGCGTCTGCTTCGTAAATTCAAGTCGATTGAACGTTGTAAATAATACAGGAATCATACGGCCCTCTTGAAATAAGCTAACGAACATTTCGGATCTTTCAAAATCAATCGCATTTCCGAAATACGTAATTCCTTTTTCCGTCTCATTATATCTGTTACCACATCCAGCATTCCATAATACTTTCCGCCCTCAAAATAATGTGCAATCCAATCTTCAATCACATACATTTTAGTATAAAGCCAAAGAACGTTGAACGTATTTGCCGTTTCCTTTTTGTAATGACACCCATCATCAATCACAATATCAAATGGACCGATTTCATCCGCAATCTCCAACAAACCATTGGTATCATTCTGATCACATTTAAAGATCGGAAACTTTGTTGAATGCAATTCAATATCCACCCCATATATTTCAGAATTCAGGAAGTATTTTGAAAGCCATTCCAACCCACCTCCATGAAATACTCCTACCTCCAGGATTTTTAATAACTCCCTGTGAATAGGAAGGAACAGCAATTCATATTCCGTTATGAGACCATTCTCATATTTATCTGTCATCACCATTTCTTAATCCCCCAGAAATACAAATCACACGTCGGCTGATATAAATCAAATTCGTATCGTTCAAACAACATATCAATATCCACCACCGCACGAACATCATCCTCTGAAATGTTCTTGTAATAATCGTTAGTGAAAGGAGCGTTATATGGTGTTCTTCGATATGTTCCATGTTCCGGTCTTCCCTTCGTTGCGCAAGTAAAAAGAAATAACCCTCCCGGAACCAATAAATTCAAAACAATCTGCTGAAGCGACATTTTAAAATATGGATCATGCTCAAACGCCTCAGTAGAAATTATTGTGTCAAAGGAACCAGTAAATTTATGCGCAGGACAAATAACATCCACATTCTTTCCTGGACCAAGATCAATCCCAATGTAATCACAATTCTCGAAAAGGTATTTGTTGTTTCCATTAATGTCTAATGACCCAACATCAAGCACCCTTTTATTCTGGAAACTATCAGGAAACTTTTCCTTTACCTTTTCACAGAACTGCTGCTGTCGTGGATGACTCATCTTAAATCTTTCGGGATTTCCTTTTTAATGCGGTTGCTTCCTCCGCCACCTCTTTTATTTCGCTAAAATCACCTAGTTGAGTAGGGGTTTCCGGCTCTAGAATCGATTCTTCTGCCTCAGGGGTACTTTCCCCTTCACCTGCTTCTTCAACCGGTGTTTCGGGTGTTTTTTCGGCTTTTTTACTAGGTATAAGAATGGGTTTCTCCGCGTCGAATCCGATCCCTTTTGCAATCAAATCTTTTCCCACCCCACCATAAACATCCACAACCTGCCCGGCGTAATAAAACGACCAATCTTTCAGTAATTTAATCAACATGGTTTTATGCCTCCTTAAAGTATTCTCGTTTAAAGTAAAAAACACCATCCAACTGGAATATCAATTCCCAACCTTCATTTCCACGCATATTGAGATCTTGAACAACTTGGAAATATGCCGGTTTCAATTCTCCGGATTTTCCTTCTCCTATTTCATACAGAAGTCCAGTACATTTATATTCCCAGCACCGCTTCGGCAGAGGAGTTTCCTTATTCATAAAATCAGTACACTCCGGACAGTAATCCAAAGTGCCGTCCTCTTCATGTTCCTCGAACGTATGCGCTGATACCATAAACGCCCTTCCACATTCTTTACAAACCATTTCAACTTCCATCTTTTTATCCTCCCCGGTTTTTATTCGATCCGTGAAAACGGAATCGACACTACAAAATGACACCAATCTTCCTCTTCCCCTACATTCTGCACAGAGGCTTCATCACAATCAACTGTCCCAAACTTTTTCATATGAAACAATGCCGCCAGCGTATCCGCATATGTGCGTGCGAGCGCGGTTCCGGATAGCCGGGTCACAAATATTCCGATATCAATTATTCCTGAGTACTCCACATCAGCATCCCTACCAAATCCCAATGCACCAACTCTGCCCGGTAAAATGGAACACCGAATCCAGGGCGTACCGGGAGTCGGGACAAAAGGCCCATTCCCAAACGCAATGGAAGTGGTTGTCCACCCAGTTGCTAATCTTGCTTCGATATCAATGCGCTCCTGAGCGTAGCTCATATCAGATCCTTTATCTCATTCAGTTTCTTTTGTATTGTATTCGCCTGATTACGTATCCAGCCTTTTCCCGCCTGTTGAGATGTTCCATATTCAAGAGCCATCGCATATTGCAAATTATTATGAAGATACATTGTCTGCCCCAGCTTGTACTTTGCAAGTCCATCTAAACTTCTCGCAAAATCAGGAGCATCCGATTTTTCATCAAGAGGAGTTTTGCCACCTAGCATTTCTTTTTCACCGGACTCCATTCCACCAACCGATGTTGACCAATTCGCTTTGAAGCGACCAGTGTCAACCGGACTCTGCCGAATCAGATTCGTCATTCCATCCAACACGATTACCCGAACGGCCTTCCCCATAGTTGTATTTACTTTAGCTGCAAGTTTCTTTGTGTCAAAATCAAGTCTCATCATTTTCTCCATTAAAAGTAATTGTTAAAAGTGGAGTTAGTTCCTCAACCTTTACGTAACAAATTACGCCCGATCGACTTTCAGTATATGCTACAACAGTCAAATACCCCTTTTTCCACTATTCCAGATTCTGTTCTGGGTGTAACCAAACCAACCTACCTTGCTTTTCATCAAGTAAACGCATTTTTCTCTTCCCCCTTTTTATTTTATGTACTCCTCCGAACCTGCATTATCCACAACGCCCTTGCCGGATCAATCCTCACATCCTCCACCGTCCATTTCTGACTATTGGAATCCGTGATATAATCTGTGATCTTCGGAGTCGGTGTCAAATTCAAATTTGGGATACTTGCTTTCTGATCAGTACTCAATATCACCCCGCCTGCATCGTCAATTTCCTTTGCCGTATAATCTTCAAACAGAATAGAAAGTCCAGGGTACGGAGGATCTGTTGAAGTGTATAATCCCGTTGTCGTGTTATAAGTAGATGTTCCTTTGGAATAATACGTACAAATCAAAGGAATATCCCCAATGGCCTTAAACGCCGCTTGCGTCGCTTTTTGTAAAACCTGTGTAAGTCCCATTTTATTCACCAAAAATGTACTTCTTAATTAAACACCCGATGGCAATTATTAAGCCGGCAGACATAGTTGCCATCGTTACTTCAAGAATAGTAACGCGAGTTTTGAGACCACGGGAGCCATTCCCAAAAACAGCTCTTTTTATATCATCCGTTGTGTTTTTTACATGATGCAAATCTGCTTTCATTCCAAAAACAGCTTCCTCAAGTTTAGTTGTCATGGCCTTTTCTCCTTCATACGCGATATGTTTGACTGATTCCTTTTGTAATTGCTCTGCAACTAAAGGGCTTCAACATATTCCACACTGCATCCGGCAGAACTGCGGGCCTGTCCATTTTGTCCATTACCAACTTAATCGAACCCACTCCAATTTCTTTAAACCCTTTTAAATCCGAATCTGCCGTTCTGTCCGCTATCGCAAGCAGCCGGGCAAATTCACATTGCGCGTTTTGCACCGCTAACGGAATTTCATTATTTTCAACAGCATTTCCATTCTTATCAACCATGCCAGATCGAGGAAGGTCAAGCGCCTGATTTGCATTAATTATCCAACCATCCCAGTTCACTTGCTCATTCATTACCCGGCAGGCCATAACAGCGTAACCATCTTTTTCCTCGTCGGATAAATTTATCCATGTAGTATCATGTGGATTTGTTTCAATCCAATCATCAATCTGGGCCGTTGTTCGATACGAATTGGCTCCGGCAACCCCACTTCCATCTTCAACAATCACTTTTAAACTCATCGTTCTTTCACCTTAATGAATATGCTCCGGTCGTCTGTACGTCCGCCCGTGGTGACGATCCGGCATGTTACCCGGTAAGTCTCTCCTGCTGTCCCCCCGGAAATCCATACGATTACAGTATCAACGGAGATTGTGCTCGAATCGCACGTTATCCCTGTCTCGACAACAACCTCTTCTGAGGCGATGGTATCGGAAATGAGGGCAAGCCATGCTTCCCAGTCAAACGTGTAATCGAGCACCGAATCGGGATCTTTTGTGATCGTGTACTTTGTACTCGCCCCGGTTCCTGTCTCTACATACGTTTCCGTGCTCATATTTTCACCTTTTATGCGAAGGTCAGTGTCCAGGTCACAACGAGTGAATCCCCCACTGCCTTGTTCACTACCAAGAAACTGGAATAACAAATCAGGTCCGTAGTGTTCTGCGTAACAACGTTAAATATTCCGGCCTCAGTTATTGCACCCGTCCCGACTCCTGCCGCGAAGGTGCAGACCATCGTGATGATTGCGTCGGCACCCCGCGTCTTGGAATCGAGCGCCGTCCTGGAATCTGCAATATAGGTTGCCAGGGTGGTTGAATCGGCATCCTGCCCCGTTCCGGTGCCCAGTTCCATCCATCCGGGAGTAGCGACCGCCGGAGCGGCGAGGAGTTGATCAGCCGCCATCTTATGTGCAAGCACCGTGACCGTGTTGTGGACCTCTCTACGATCCTTCAGGTTGCCGAATTCGTCAAACAGTTTCGCCTCCATGATGCCGCTCATGATGAAATCATCCATGAACCCCTTACCTGCCTGAAAAGTAATTTCGTCTTTGATTCCCATCTTGTCTTTAATCATGGTCAATTCTCCTTTGCTTTTTATATTTCTAACGATCTATCTTCATCTGCATGCGACAGTTCTCGGTTTTCAGCCGCTACCGCAACTGCCCTGTTTTGTGCTATAATTGTCAATACCCTGCTTTGTGCCGTAATTAAATAAGTGCGTAATGCCGAGGGACTGAGAATATCAGAAATTATATCGTGGCTATCCGTCAGGTTAATTGTGTCGGATCTGAACAATCCAAATTCAAGGGCCAGGCCATCAGCCAGCGCAATGCTGTCTACCATACTTAACCCAAACCCTTTAACCATTAAATCGGTAATGCTTATTGAATCGGTTGCAGACAGGCCAACCAGTTTTAATATGTCATCAGTCAGCGCAATGGAATCCGACTTATCCAGGGCAACCAGTTTTATGATTTCATCAGAAAGAGAAAAAGTGTCCGCCCTGGACAACCACACGGCCTTAGTCATGCCGTCGGACAGGCTGATCGAATCTGCCTTATTGAGTCCGGCACTCAATACTCTCCCGTCGGATAAATTTATTGTGTCCGACAATGACCGTATAAAGGCAGCGATGTAGGCCATATTGTCTGCGAGAGAAATCGTATCTTCTTTGTTGATGCCGAACTCTTTTGCTATCTCATCGGACATGTCGATGGAATCGTTTAAGTGCAGGATGAGGGTAATTATTATGCTGACAAGATTGTCTGACAGTGTAATGGAATCGCCGAATGCCGTGCTGAACTGCTTGGCGATCTCATCAGCTAAAGCGATCGAATCCGCCCTATTGATGCCAGGTGCTTTTATAATCCCATCCGAAAGGGTAATTGAATCCGCTTCCGGATGCCCAAAAAGAGAAGCCCTCTCATCTGACAAATTAAGGGTATCACCCAATGCCCTGGCAAATGCCACGATACGGGTCATGTTATCTGAAAGTGAAACCGAATCGGCTTTATTAAGCCTTGCCGAATTTACCCTGATGTCCGAAAGTGAAATGGAGTCTACCTTGTTGAGTCCCGGCATTCTTGCAATCCCATCAGAAAGTGAAATCGCATCTGCTTTATTGAGACCAAAACTTCCGGCATATCCGTCTGAAAGATTTATGGTGTCACCGAAGTTTTTCTCGTAGTTTTCACCCCCCGCCGCCACTATTTCACTCGCCCCGATGTACCAGGTTGAGCGGGTCTGTCCTTCTATGTCGTCTGTGAATGTACCTGACAGATCTTCCCCATCATCCACTATAGCAAGATTCGTTACGTCTCCAGCGGGGTCAAGGCGGTAGTCATTGCCCGCGTAATTAAGAAAAATGGAATTTGTGTGAAGGTCTTTGCTCCGATATGCCGCATCGGGTGAGGTAGCATCTTCGGAGATGTTGTTACCGTGGGTGCCGAAACCCCCACCATTGTCTGTATAATCATTGAATCCGGAATCTGCCTGGGCAATATTATTCTTAAATGTAAAAGTCCCAGCCATTGAAACTGCATTTTGTCTAAAATTATCAAAACACTTACAGCATGTGTTATTGGCAACATACATGGACTGACCTTCTGATATAGTGTCAATCCTAATACCGACACTTCCGCTAGTTTTACCGATTCCGTAACATATATTGTTGGTTATCCTTGCATTGGCGCATTCATCATCAGCGAATATACCCAGTACACTATCTGCATCCCCCCCTATAAGTATCCGGTTAGCGGTAAATAATCCGCTATTCCCTCCATCGACAAAATAAACCCCTCTATTTTCAGACCCAAAGACACTTAGGGCCAAATTCGATATTTCGACATCATCCAAATCCCCATCGTTGGTTTCATCGAAAGAGAGTCGATCATTTGTCCCAAAATCTATTCTCGCCCCATTACCATAGGCTCCCCCGTTATGTTCACATCCTGCTTCTGCCGTTAAATATAGGGTGTGGGTGTTTGTATCAGTATCAAAAATAACATTCCCGGTTATCGCCGTTTCTTCATCTAATCCGAGTCCATGCAAATCCCCTGTGAGTTGTGCCGCTATAGCCGCTTCAAATAATGTCCACGTTGCATAATCTCCAGCGGCCCCGATGGTAAATCCACCGCCTGTACCTGCACCTGCGCCGTCCTGTGCTATCGTTCCGGTTTTCTCTGAATAGATGGATTGCAGGCGAGTCTTAGCATCTTCATGGATGAGTAGTTGCGTAATATCTCGGTCAATGGTGATGATACCTTCCCGTGATTTGTCATAAATCTGGTCGAACTGACTAGGAAGAATCAGTTTTGAATCGAGCAGGGACTTAAAATCAAGGAAGAAATCCCGTTTTCTTGCAGGGACAGTATTCTCATTATATCCCTTATCCCAGGGATATCGACCATTCGCATCGGCAACATAGAGATATTTCTTCAGGTCATAGACGCTTTTTTGTGTGGATTTCCAGTCGACAGTACCCCTGACTTTCCAGTAATCCTTACCATCTTCAACAATGCAGAAGTGCTTGCCGGACTTTGCAGGGTAGAATCCAGACGGGCGTATGTCCACGAGCTGACAGTCAGACCAGTATTTCAATCTTTCTGTCAGATCAGGGACAAGTTTTTTGTATCCTACCTTGAATACCCACTGCATTTATTCTACCTCATACACTTCGGCACCCGTCTCGCGCCGATCCGGCACAGAGACCAGATCCAAAACAGTACTACTGCTAGCCAGTAAATACATCACGGGACCACGACAATCTTAAACGAGAACGGACTACCGGGAGCCTTGAAGTCTATTAAGGCATTCACTTCGTTTGAATATCCCGATTCATTCCCGCTCTTATCGCTTGCCGTAAGCACAAAATAAATGGTCCTCTCTTCTCCGGCATTGACAAGGGTAATCGGCTCTGTATGCGAATACGTGGCCTCTTCTGACACATAGGGGATGTCAACCAGTTTCAGATACGCGCCACCTGCGGTTTCCGAGTAATACAGCGTCCACTTGTCCATCGTCGCCAGATCAGTGCCTGCCTGCTCCCACGCAAAAGTTATTGGCTTCTCCGCCGCGAAAGCAAATCCCGCGAATCCCATCACCACCAATAAAACTACTGCAATCAATAATTTTTTCATTGTCATTCTCCTTTTAAAAATGGGCAGGGCGGTTTATTTCCCTGCCCAGGATTTCAAATCAACAATTGAAAATTAGTCTGCAACTTGCAAGAACGGGAATGTATCCCATTCGGTGCCACTACCGGATACGTAATTTCCGGCCGCAAGCTTTTCAGTCATGTGATCAGTATAAGTAGCGGATGTATCCAGGTCAGTATCAGAAATAAGGAAATTATTAGTTACGCAAATGGTGGCACTCTGATCATCAATCGGGAGTCCCGCAGCATAAATGTTATTGCCAGTTATCCAAACATTATATGCTTCCGTTTCATCCCAATCAATCCCGATTCCGGCTGTCTGAATTTTATTGCCTTCAATCACAATACCATAAATCGCGTTTGTATCATCTACAACTTTTATAGCAGAAGCTGAAAAACCTTTTGTAGCGGATACGCGAGAAAATTCGCAATTTACAATTTTAATAAAACTACTTTCTTCCATTTGTATTGCGATTGTAGTTGTATCTCCTGAATCAAATAAACAATCATGAAATTCAATCCCAGATTGCGTATCAAGGTCGAATATCGCCGTAGCACCGGCATCAGTGAACATTATATTATAGAATCGGCAACCCATATAGTTTACGGTATCCGGAATTATCCACGATCCCGTAATACCGGCTTTACTATACGCGGAATTGCTACCAACTCCGATAATGTCTGTTTTCTGTGCTAACTTGGTAAAATCTTCGACAAGTTCATCTCCACGCACATAAATAACATTCCGCGCCGCCCATGCCCTGTTTGCAGACAAAGCAATATTTGCATGACTAGCGGCCATTGCAGCGGTCAGCGTATTATAGGCGTTGGCCCAGGAAAGACCATCTCCGGCAGTCACCTTATTCCCATCAACATAATATACCATGCCCCCATTATGCCGATTAGCCGCGTCCTTGTCGTAATTGGTGCTCTGAGTGGTGCTGTAAAGCGGCTGTGTATATGTTGCCGCACCCAAATACTGGAAACCCATCAATCCGACAATTAAAGCCGTTGCCAGAATGAAAGGAATTAAAAATCGTTTCATCTTCATGTCATAAAACCTCCTTCACTTTCTTTAATAGGTTATTTCTTTTTTGTCCGAACTACTTTCTTTTCTTCTTCCGGTGCTTCAGCTTCAACTTCGGCTTCAGCTTCAACTTCGGCTTCAGCTTCAACTTCGGCTTCAGCTTCAACTTCGGCTTCAGCTTCCTTTGTTTTAGGTTCTTTTGCCGTCTTGGACTCCTTATATAACTCATGAACACGCCTATCAAAATCGGATTCATTTATAACAACAAATCCTGACTTTGAATCTGTTTGAATTCTTACTGTGGGAAGTGTCCCCATAATATGCCTCCTTTCTAAGGAGTGGAGACCTATTTCCCCACCCCCTTTTTATTGTTAACCAGCCAGCCGGCAAGCACGCGCTGCACTCACGAGGGACGTCCCCCACAAACAATCCACATCCCAGATCGTCATCTTGTACCCACGAATGAGTTCAAGACGCATGACCAGCTGAGAAACCGGATCGGAAAGGGTAACGGAACCCATCACATTGCCACCGAGGGTCTGTCCCATCAGTTCCTTGATTCCCGCATCCGGTGCGCGCATGGCCAGGCCAAAAGCGTCGCGGTGGAAACCAATATTGACTACGTGATCCCCTTTCGGCGTCACAACATGAACTGCTGCATCAAGGGCTACCTTCAGGCCGGGAGTAAATGTTACTGCGCCTGCGGTTGCCTTCGTAGCTGAAACTACATAAGTCTGATCATCTCCGGCGATTGTGAACACATCACCAACCAGCATACCAGTACCCGCTGTTCCGTAGGTCATTGTGATTGAGTTAACGCCTATGGCATATCCAGCGTCATCTGTTGCGATTGTTGACGCTGTTCCAGCGGTATGTGTCTGGATTGCATCCTCACCAAACCAGTTAAAACCGAAGATTCTGCCGAGTTCACCGGTTGTCTTTGTTTCCGGTGTTCCTCTTTTCTCTGCATCAGAGAACGGCGCCAGGTTCAGCGCAGCTGCTTCTGCATCGAAATTAAGAACAGCCCGACGATCGGTTCTGGGGCACAGTTGCTGATGAAGAGTTTTTCTCAGATTGGTAGCGGATGCGACTTCCACGCCGGCACCAAAAGGAGTCGTGCCACCCGTCCCGACAAAACCATAAATGCCGGTATAGGTATCGAGCACGCTGTCATTGATTTCATTGGCGAGTGACTTAAAAGCCTCTGCCATCTGAAGCGGAACGAAATCCTGATTAGCGCGAATCCGACCAACCTCTGCATCATTCAGGTTAAACCCTGCATGCATCCAGTTGGACAGAGTGATCTGCGCTGTGGTGGGAGTAAGGGCGGTTGCGACCGAAGGCGTTGCCGCCGGGGTTACATCACCCGCAGTGATTGCACTCGACAAAGGAATGTCGATTGTGTATCCCTTTTTCTTTGCTTCAAGGGAATAATCAGTGTTGACGAGCCGGGTCATGAGAACCTGCTGACGCAGAGTCATCATCCCTTTCGCCAAAATCTGAACCAATATTGCAGTTAAGGTATTTTCTCCAGCCATTGTAATAACCTCCTGTCTTAGTTAAATTGGGTCAATCCCCAATGGAAAATTGATTATTTTCAAAGTTCCTGCGGGAACTCGCCAACCTAACTTCGGCCAGGAGGCTACCAATGCCGTCTATACTAAAACGTTAAACCGTTTTTATTTTCCCGGACGCCAGATCTTCAATCATCTTTCCGGAAATATCCTGTCCTGAAACACTATCAAATGCAACCGTATTCGGGGTCAACATTTGAATACCTTGTCCGCCCAGCGCTCCGGCGCCTTCAGACTTCAAGAACAATTTGGAAGAGGGAATATATGTTTTAGTCAGAAATTCCTCTAAACCCAAAGGAGCATCCCCTGCTGCGTTCAGAATTTTCAATCCTGCCTTATCCAGGAAAATGACTTCTTTTGTTTCCGGATCAAGTACTGCCTTTTCCAAAATGTCTGCCTGTACATACTTCATATTGCCTTCTGCCGGTATGGCATGTCGCATTACGATCATTGCGGTTTGATTTGAAATGCGTTCCTTGTCCCACCCTTCCTGAACCTTCGCTGTCTCCGCCTTTGTCTTTTTAATAGACTCGGCGTGCTGCTGTTCCAGATTTGCCTTCAAGACTTTCCATTCGCCCGCTTCGGCAAGGCGATCATTTTCCAGTGCCTGAAGCTTTTCGACCGCCTCCGCGTACTTGGTAGGGTCAATGTCCTTGAACTGGAGAAGCTGCGTTTGCAGGGCCTCTTTTTCTCTTGCGAGGTTCCGGTTATTGTCTCTGAACTCGTCTAACTTCGACTTCGGGACGAATCCCTGTAGCACCCACATGCCATCCTTCTGCTCGTAATGCTCTTTTACATTTTCGGGAATCTCGGATTCCTGTTTGTAACTCGCTGTCAACATTGTTTTTCTCCTTTGTGGTTTATTTTTTACTGCTTTAAAACTTCAAATCAATGTACTGTCTTTTGTAATTCCTTCAGCAAATATATATTCCCATTCTTATCAGCAAAATCCTTTAACGCTACCTTCCCGGACTTCCATAATTCTAATCTGCCCGGCCCCAGGATCTGCCGCTGCACCATTTCCGGCTGCAACTTGAGGAAATCTTCATACGTCCCAAGGAACCTTCCCGTGTCGATTATCCGTCCCCCACCAACGCCAATCTTGCCGGGAGTAACTACACCCGTCACCGGATCGACTGTGCCGCGAACGGTATAGGGCTTGTATGCCTTCTCCATCTCGTCAACATCAATTCCCATTTCCCGGAAGGTCAGAGTTTCCATTTCCTTAAAGCAATGACATCGCGAATGAGCGGGCATCTCCGGCCCCTGTCCTATCGGATACACTTCATCCCGAGCATCAAGCGACATACATTCCATACACGTTCTGTTATTATATGACGAATTCCATTTCCAACCCTTTACTATATCGGAATTGGCTTTCATCACATCATCCATCGCCCGGACATTGGCGGACTGAACATATGTCTTGGTCAGCCCTTCCATATCATTCGCCAGCCCATCAAACGCCTTGTCCGTAAACCGCTTGGTCATATCCCGGTAACTTTCACCCTTCATCATTCCTGTCAGCAGTTCTGATTTGATGCTATCCTGAATATTCGTGTCAAAGGTACGTCCCACCCAGTCATTCAGCAACCGTCCCCCGATCGGCGTTTCCGTTACCATTGCATGGAGCTGGGTTGCCGAGAGGGCAACGGGATTGAAATTAGGAACCCGCCCATCAAAGGAGAGGATATCATTCTGCGCAGTGTACGAAGCGGCTCCCGCCATTTCCGTGGCCTGCGTGATGGTTCCTTCTATCTGCGCTTGTGCTGCTGCCGTCAAATGGTTTAACTCCTCTCCAAGTGCTTCCAATCGTTCCTTCGTATACGTCTTCAAGGTCGGTTCATAGAATGCCAGCTTTTTCGCTACTTCTG